CATTCTCAATGTCCATCTTATGTTCCATAAGTTTTTCTTGATATACTCTCATGTATTCGTTTGCGTCACCTCTGTAGCGTGTAGCTAAAGAAGTACCAGAGAATAGAGGTACTGCAGTCTTAAAGATTTGACAGTATCCTTCTCTTGAATAGAACTCATCTCTCCATCCGTCTGGAGCATTTCCGCCTTCAGCGTGTGCTGAACCAATTACTTGACCTTCTGCATCTTGTGCAAATTGTAAAGTATCGTTAGCGTCAATAGTAACTGCACCTGATAACTCAGGGTCATTGTCACTATCAGTCTCTGTCGGAATGTATAGAGCTTTAATAAATGAAGCAGTTTTAACGTCTTTCTTAGTTGCGTCTGCATCAGCTAGTGAGTCAATTCTGTAATATACTATTACAGCGTCTCCACTACCTGAACCATTAGCTTTGAAAAGACCTTGTAATGCTATTGTTTGTCCTACTGTTAGGAACTCTGGTTTTTTTGTTGAACCTGCAACTTTTCTTCCATACACATCGTAATCCACTGAAAGGAATAACTGGTCGCCATCTACAATGTTTAGACTTGCGTCACTTGATGACCATGTTTTTGCACTTACAGCAGAAGTTACTTTAAAGTTTCTACGTTGCCATTGATGTCTTTTTTCCAAGAATTTGAAAACAGGGTCATCTGTTGGTTTTTTAGCTACTTTTGATAAGTATGCAAAGAAAGGTGATGCAGCTGGGTTTAATTCAGCAATTCTTTCGCCGAAATTAAACAATCGTCTGTTGTCATCGATAGAAATCCCCTGCCCACTGGAGTTGATTCCTACACCGATGCTACTTGAATATACGTCGCTCATCGCTTTTTCTCCTTAAATTAAAATGGATTACGCTTATTGAAACTTCCAATCATCGCATCCATCATTTTATCTTCTACGTTTTTACTTGGCGACTGGTCACTAGCTCCTGGCTGTACTCCGATAGGTTTAGGTATACTTAGCTTTTCATTACGTTGTTTCATTACTGCAGCTTTTTGTTGAGCTTCTGGGGTTATCTGTGTAACCTGTTGTGAACCTTCGTTCAATTTCAACTGATGTAACTGTACTAAATTATCCAACGATAATGATTCTGGTGATGACATTTGGTCTAAAAAGTCATTAGCTTGCTCAGGAGTATAGCTATATTTTGACTGTAAGTCAGATATAACTTTTTGATTCCTAGAAGCAATCTCTTGTTCTTTTTGTGCTCTTGTCATACTCGCCATAACTTGCTCATTTGAATTTGCTACATACTCTGACATAGATTCCAAATAAGATTCTTGGCTAGCTAAATACTTTGCTGATGCACTATCAGGGTCAGTTAAAGCTTCAGAACGGTCGAAGTCAGCTGGTTTTGTTGGTTTAACAGGTTTTTCTATAACTGTTTCCTTCTCTACTGGAGCAACAGGAGTATCGGGTTGACTCACTTTTGACATAACATCTGCCATTTGCGATTTCAACATATCTACTTCTGCTTGTCTCTTATCAGCTTGACTTTGCCAGTATTGAAACTGGTCAGGGTCGCTCTTTGGTTCCATAACAGATTGAGTTTCTTCAGTTTCATTTTGAACTACTTCTTGGCTTACAGGAGCAACCTGTTCTTGTGCTTGTCCAAATATTTCGTTAAAAATGTCGTCAGAACTAGCAGTTGGCTCAGTCGTTAGGCCGTCTACTACTTGCTCATCCATTGTGTCCATTGTTTTGTTTTCCATTTTGTTTTCTCCTTGTTAACTCTCGTCTTTGTCTAGTGGCTCAAAAATATCTTCTTCTTGTTCCATTTCGCCAGGAGACGAGCTCATCAACTGTTGTTTTGCATCGTTCAACCTTGCTTTATAAAGCGTGGTTGCCATATCAGCTCTGTTAGAAACTTTGTCTAACTCTCCACTGAATTTTTCTACTTCAAGTCGTTTCTTAGCGTGTACTTCTTCACGTTGTGCCGTTTGTAAGTCACCCTTGACTTCTTTTAATTCTTCTTGCAACATTTCATTTTGTTGCATTAATTGTTTCATTTGACTTGCTCTTCCTAATACACCTTCTAAGTCTACAAGTTCTGATTTCTTTAATACTTCTGTTTGGTCTATTAATCCCATCTTATACATTTCCATATAAGTGTTTAATAATGCCATTCTATTTGTAGGTAATGTAGAACCAGAAACAACTACTACGTCATACTTTCCAACCCCAATGTCATGAAATCTTTCAACATCTCCATTGTCCATTTGTTTATAAAAGTTAAAACGTTCTTCTTTTTCTGTTCCGTTAGGTTGCACCAATCTAATTACTTTTTCTTCTGTATATAATTGTTGCATTAATGGTATTGCTACTTTTGCTACTTGATTTAACATTCCCTCTATATCATCTCTTCTTGATTTAATTCTACGCTGGCCAAATTCATCTACAACCAAGGTTCCTCTGTAAGTAGACGGTGCACTTTTGCCACTACCTTGCATTAATTCAAAAATACCAAACCCATATTCTAGGTCATATTTGGCATCAGCTTCATTTTTATAAAGCTCATTAGGCAATGGGACTGGGCCAGCCACAATCGGTGCACCTAACTCTGCGTCAAACTCAATGACGCTAGTTCCCGCTTTACTCCATTCTTGTTCAATTTCATTTAAATCAGCAGAACCTCTAGGTATTAACAGCTTTACATTTGTACTTGTACTAGCGTGTGCTATAATTAATGAACGTATTTTATTAATATACTCCTGTAAAGGTCTGTACAATCTTACATCAGATTCTGGATAAGGATTTCTGTGATGTATATTCATTAATGTAATTATAGGATATTCTTCTGTTGGCAATAAACGTTCATATAAAAGTTTATCTCCAACACTAACTACAACCTTAACTCTGCATTCTTCTATTTCGTTTGACATAATTTCTTCCATACCTATTAACTCTTCTACTGTTAATGGAATTAATAATGTAGTTGAGCCAGGAATACTATTTTCATCTTCTTCTCCAGGAACTCTTATAGGTTGTTGCGGTACAGGTTGTCCACTTTGGTCATATTCTAAATCAGGTAAAACATAATGAAACATTGGACCATCTTTTTCTATAATTTTAAACATATCTTCTACAGATTCTTCTTCAAACAATATAACTTCTTCGCCTTTAACAGTTTTAACTTTAATGTAATATTTTTGTATGTATTCATCATATTCGTCCATATCTAACAAATGTTCTTGTTGAGAAAAAGGTTCGTAACAATTATAGTATGCGTGTCGTTCTTTACAATAACGTTCTATATATTGTCTTCTAGTATGAACAGTTTCAGTTCCATCTGTACTAAATACTTGTCCTTCTGTTGCTGCTAAGTTTGTAACAGGGTGTTCGTCTGTTTCGTCAGGATGCAAACTAGATTGTTCAATTATATCTGTAAACTCAGGATATATTTGCATTGCTTGTTCGTCTGTCATATAAGTAGTAACCATAATATTTGCAGCATCACGAGCATAAGTATCTTTTGCATTTGGGTCTATGTATACGTCTAATGGATTTATGGATTTGATATACACTTCTCCTTTACCCATGTCAGCATCAGGGTCTTGAAATACTTGCAAGACTCCCATACCTCCAACATAGTAATCGTCAATAGCTTGTTTTAATTCTTCGTCTCCAGATGATATTTGCCATATATACTGAAATAAATCAGAAAATACAGAAGCAGTTTTCCTGTCAGAATCTTCACGACCTGTTGAACGAAATTGAGGTGAATTGTATGTAAGTAAAGATTTAGCAGTCTCTACAATAGGGTGTACTCTGTTTACAACTATTGGTGCTTGTCCACGTTGTTCTAAAACATCACGTTCTTCGTTTGACCATTGAGCACCAGCTCTAAACTCTACAGATTCTTGAAATTTTTGTGCCCATTGTTCTCTAGCACTTTTATAATCAGTAAATAACTCTCTAGTTATTTGTACTTCTTCATGGACTTCTTTTTGATTGATAGCTCCAGTTTTATAATCAAACACAAATTCTAAATCTTTTTTATTTTGTGTCCTTGTCGCCTTTATTCTTTTTTGTATTTTTTTGGGCATCTATTTGTATATATCCTTTTGGTACTTCTATTTTATCTAAATTATCTATTTTATAAATAAATTCTTTAAATGTTAAAAAGTACTTGTTTTTATCCATAAACGTATTAGGACAAAATTACGGGTATTTTTAGATATCTGTCAAGGATTATTTACAATATTTTCCAAGACTTAGCTCTTCTGCTTAACCAAGTGCGTTTTTCTTCTCTATCTTTAGCATCGTGAGCAGGTTTATAACAATTTTTGTTTGCATAGAAAAAACCATCTAACAAGTCATCGTGTTTTCCCCTAGGATACAATGTACATTCATCTACAAACGCTTGCATATTTTTTTGTATATATACTTTACCATTAGCAAACAATGGTTGCAAACTCTCTAATCTATAAGATTTGCTAGTTCTTGGATTCTCTTTTATTTCAAGACCAGGTATAAACATACCTAATTCTTCTGCTTGTTCTTTAATATATTGTCTAAGCATTTCCTGATACCCAACCGATTCAATACGAGTTTTAGCACTTCTGTAAGTTCTGAAGTTATTAATAATCGAATCTGCCAAATCCAACGGCGTTGCTCTTTTACGAAAATAAGGCAGCACATACCGATTATTATCCCCATCGATAGCAATATTAAATATGACACTAAAATCAGCTCCTTTCTTTGTACTAGATGCAGGGTCGACACCAGTAAACACGTTTACAGGTCTCCTCTCTTCTACTTCCTCACCATTAAGGTTCGTCAGGATGAGAGTTGACAACCCTTGCTCATCTCGTTCAACGTATCCTTCGTAGTATTTTAAATCATCTTTTCTAAACAAATTGTCTTCATCGCCTACAATTTGACATAAATACTCTCTATAAAATACTGATAAACGATTAATACTCTCTAGCTCTTCTTTCTTTTCCTTTAATTTTTCTACAGGCCATACTTCTGGCCATAGACTGTAATCATCTTCTAAGTCTGGTCTATACTCTTTTGTGTTCCAACCTTTCATTTCTTTTAATGTTTCAACTAAACAACGTTCGTGTTGAGGAGTACCAATCACCACAATCCTCCCTGTTAGTGGGTCAACCGATGGAACACCAGATTGTAATAACCAACGTAAGTTATACTCCATTGCTTCGGAAGTTTTTGTATTATTCTCGTCTTCAGGGTCATCAAGTATTAAAAGAGTAGGTCGTTGATTTCCGTGCTTAATACCACGTATCTGTTGTCCTGTACCCTTACATACAATTAAACTTCCATCTTTTAATTCTACTTCTGTATTTGTCCACTTCCTAGCAGACTGCATACCCCAATATCCAAAAAAGTATCGAAACTCTTTAGAATAGTCTAATACATCTTTAATAGTACCTAAAAGCTTGGTAGCGTGGGATTGTGTTCGGGAAACCAATACGATTACCTTTACACCAGGAGTAAACATTAAATGAAACAAAGGAAATATCCCAGCTGCTACTGAACTTTTTGCATGACCTCTAGGAGCAATAATGTTAATTTGCTTTTCATCAGTATTTAATAACTCCTTAGTTAAGTCGTAATGAAACGGTGGTGATTCGCTACTAAACATATTGGGCATAACCATACGTCCAAATAACAGCATATCTTGCTGCATTTCTAATAATATCTTATCTTTATCCATTAATCCTCTATAATAATGGAAACTTCAAAATCTTCTGCAACTTCAAGCAATACTGCTATTAGCTCAGTCAGATTTGGTGTCTTCCCCGATATTGTTATTGTTTTCTTCATCTATTTGCCTAGTTTGTGTAGCTTTTAATTTTTTAGTTTGTTTTTCATAACTATCTGCAATTTGATGTGACATATCCATTTCTAAAGATTCTGTAACCTGTTTCGTCTTAGGTTTCATATCTAAAAACTCTGACAGCTCTTTAGCTGCACGTATCATATTACCAGAGTCTTCTTTTACTTTAGCTACTTCAATAGCGTCTTTAATTACATCAAGTACAAATCCTTCATCAATATTCTTATCAATTAAAATGTCTTTCAGTTTATCCTGTATCATTTTCTTTACCTGTTTCGTTTTAAATAATCTTTTTGCAGCAATAACGGGATTATCCTGGTCAGGCCTGTATAATCTGCCTATTTTCTCCCAATCTGGCGATAATCCTGCCATTTTGTACGCTATATACGCATCCATAGCTATATCTGCACCCTTTTTCTGTACTTCTAAGTCATTATAGCTCTTAGTAGACACAGTACTAAAGTTATTAGACCTCCAATGCGGTTCAAACTCTAGTTTACCCCACGCAGTTAGCCATTGTCTACCGTACGGGTAGGTATATTCCACCTTTTCTCCATATACCTTGCGATATATACACTCAGCAACATACCCATCGTCTGATATCCCATACTCACCTTCCTTTGCTTCCCCCCAATGTTTCCATTTCAAGCCTTTACTCTTAGCTTCTGCCTTAGTATACACCCTAAACGTTTGAGGTTGGAAGTTATTTCTCTTTAACTTCTTCGTTATTGTTATCATATTTTTTTTCTAAAAATTTTTTAAAGGATTCTGTTTCCTTTTTGTACTCAATATACTCTTGTAATAGTTTATCTAGGTTGAAAACTATGGATTGTGAGGTTTGAATAGTTTTATCCATCTGTGCTATAATGCCTAGCATTTGTTTGTACGTTAACTTATTCTTTGGTTTTTTCATATTTCTCCTAATGTAGGGTATAAATAAGATAATTAATCGCTAATATATTCGTAGTTTATACATAAACGTATT